GATGGCCCCCCCGAAAGGGTTCCTAGAATCGCAGGTTCTTGGGCGCGGTCTCCATCCATGAAGAATCCAACAACCCAAGAACCCTCGACCATTCCTGTCGGGGATATTCCTACTCCGCTTATCGCGGCTGAATCTACGCCATTTAGAGGTACTGCCCAAGGCAATTGGTCGGTCGGTATCTGATCTTTATTGTCAGAATGGTATCCGTATGCTCGCACTCGGACTCGCCCCAGCTGTACTGGGTCGTTACGATCTTCAACTACACCAAAGAACCAAGTGAAGTTTCCTCTACCGACATACTCTCTCATTTATGAATTCTTTTTACGAGGCTTTCTTTTTTTCTTTGGAGTTTCTTCAACCAATACTTCTGGTTCTTCATGAGTTGGTTCTTTAATCTCCTGAAGGAATTGTGGTTGCTGCTTTTCAGTTATTTCTGATAGAAACTGCTTTTCTCGCGCTGATCCTGGAAGTGGCATATTATTCTCCTAGTGTTTAATGCTTGTGTCTTTGACACATTCTATAATTGTACTCATGGCTTCTGAACCATCAAGTAATTTATTTCTTAATTTTGTTATCAGGTACTTACCGCTCATGTATTTATCTTCCGTGCCATACTGGTCATCAGTGATGGCTGCTGGGGGTATTCTCAAGTAGATCACGTCACCGACATCAATTTCGCTATCACCTGGGATGACGACTTCTAATTGGGTATTGAATATGTGTAAGAAATATGATTGTTTTTGTGAAACTACATCACAATACCTTTTGGGGTGAGGAGCTTCGCCGGCAAAGATAGGGTCGTTATCGTGGTCGGATCTGGAAGTATACATCCTAACGACTGGTTCGCCTGCCGAACTGCCAGCAATCTTCAACCTTTGTAATTTACTGAACTTCGGGAAGTAATCATCATAATTGTAAACACGTTCCCGCTTAGTCTTTTTAAGAATATCTAAGTGAATAGTCCTAGACTTAAACAGACCTCCGGTAGCATTTTCCATAAAGTCACTTTGCTTTATGACATCAAAGGAAACAATCTTAGTTCTATCAAAGTTTTCATCTTTGGTGGCGTTGCTCCCTTCGTTCGCGTTAGAAGGCATGTACGAGAATGTTTCTTTTGGTTCTTGATTAATTAGGTTCGCAAGGTTCTTGAAACAAAAACCTTTGCTGTTCTCGTAGAAGAAATAGTAAGGAATATGATCAGGGGAGTCTGCTTCGTTTATCATAAACTGTATTGTGTCATCAACTGATAGATTCGGTATAATGAACTGATGTTTACCAAGAGTCTCATCAAATACAGTTTCTTTCTCTACCCTAAACCCTGTCGCCGCTCTATATGACCTGTGTATATCTTTTATACTTTTGCTGTATATGAATTCATCAACAATACTCTTCACCATCTTAGAAATATCATTACCGCCAGTTCCACCATAGGCTCGGCAAATCTTAGTTGTCGATGATGAATATGCTTCGATACTTATCCCTGATAGAAAGTATGCCTCACTGCGCTCTTCGATACGCTTTCGGTCAGTCATCTCATACAAAGCAAATATGTGATTCTTATATTCTAAGCTATCGTCATTAGACTTGTATGAAACAATCAAAACGTCACCGCCAGAGAATCCGCCCTGTATGTCGCCGTCCTTATTTACATTGATTGTATTCATCAAACCAACAGAGTCATTAAGGACTAGATCGCATTGCAGGTATGGTTCATCAATTCCTGAATATATACTGAAGTCAACTACGATTGATTTTAAATCTACGACTTGACCTGCAGCAGACACAAGTTTGAATGCCCTGACATCTACATCCCCAGGATGCTTATATCCCAATACGCCTTCTTGAGCCATTAGACGCCATTCCTCAATACGTCTTCAACTTCATTCCTTACTTGACCAAGATACCTCTTGTCTAGTAATTTGATAGAACGCTTACTTTCATTCTTTTCAATTTCATAATCATATGCGCTCAAGACTGCGTTCTGGAAATTCGATGCGGTTGTGTTATATGTTTGTTCATCTACAACGACAACGCGGGCAGGCACGCTAGTTCCGTCAAAAAGAACTTCAGCTGTGGCGGGAACCTTTACGCCATCACGAATCTTCGATAGATATATTCGGTATTCATGGACCTGTGCTTGAGCAGCGGCAAGAGATCCATACTTTCCTAAAATGTATCCTTCAAAATTATATGTATCTAACGGCCAGTCAAAATGTACATCAGATATATTATTAAAGTGAAGAACCAACCAAGCATATTTTGAGTCACCATAATACTTATCGGCAATGGTATCTGGGCGGTCGCCGTCTTGTATATCATATTCATAATAGACTTCTGCTTTATTGGCCAGCGAATTTGGTATTTTAAACCTTCGCAATATATTGGTCAGTTTTACTGTTTGCCCTTGATTGGTTAGGTCATGGTCAATAGTTGGGAAGTATGAAAAATAATTTGACATTATTCACCCTCTTTGGTGACATTAGCAGGCTCAGGCAAACCCGAGTCAAGAGTATCTCTGGTAATGATTTTCGTTTCTTGGAAGCTCAACTGGATTTCAACCGAAACAGGGGCGCCAGTATCTTGGAAAAATAATGGGATACCTTCTCCGTTGTAATTGACTGTCAAAGATTTCAAGACACAAGTACCGATTCTATACAGGTTAGCTGCTATTGAGTCAGAGAACATAATCTCAAACTCGTCTGGGTATGTGAATCCCAATGACCCAGCAAAGTATCCAGGATGCATATGATATTTAAGCGCAGCAATTATTTTTTGTATTGCGATTGATTCTCCAGCATTTCTTGCTATAAATTTATAAGTGAAGCTATGCTCACGCATATCGACGCCCTTAAACAACACAGCCATGTGCGGGTTTACAGCCAATCCTTCGTCTACAGAAACACCTGAACCAACGGCTCCGGCAGTTCCCAGCGCACCGAGCGCACCACCAACGCCGCCGAATCCAGCAGTACCAGCTGCGGCAGCTATTGCGGGAGTGGCGACAGCGGCAGCTTTCATCGCGCCATCACCGTCACTACTTTTAAACGCGGAAACACCAGCGGCAACCTTTGATGAGATTAGGTCACCAATATCCTGAGCAGCTGCGCTCATATCACCGGTGCCAATTCTTCCAGCTGCGGCAGCGCCCAGAGCACCAAGATCAGCGTTCTCATACTGCGCACCATAGGTTGTCGATAAATTGCTAGGGATCGGGAGAACTACATTTCTTATGACCCGCTCTTGGGGAGAATCATTCCTAGATTCCCTTGCGCGATTCATCACGCTGAGTATCATGTAGTGCTCATCGGCCAAATCAGCTGGAAACTGTAGCGGCTCTTTCACCTTTCGAGAATTATACAATTCTTTTAGAGGGGAGTTTACTATGTTGCCAATTTTAGATTTTTCCAACAGAGAGTTGAAGTTTGCGTTGAGGGATACGCCATTACTACCAGCAGATGCTGAGAATGCGCCCTGACCTGCTGCTCCGGCAATGTTCTCTAGACTGCCTTGTACCTGAGCAACCGTAGACTTTGCCTTTGATGTTAACTGCTTTAGATTTATTTTTGCCATTTACTGAGCCTGTATAAATAGTGCTTTGACGAAACTATTTATAAGCATTCTTATGGCACAATTCTATAAAGGCAAGTATCAACCGAAATTCCCTCAGAAGTATAAGGGCGACCCGAAAGACATAACATATAGATCCAGCTGGGAGTTGAACTGCATGTCATACTTTGATAAGAATCCGGATATACTGTGGTGGGCGTCTGAGCCGTTTCCTATTGGTTACCGATCACCGATTGACGGAAAGAAGCACAGATACTTTGTTGACTTCGTTATCAAAACAAAGAACAAAGAAACTATCATGATAGAAGTTAAACCCTTTGCTCAGACTCACGCACCCAAAGCCCAGAAGCGCCTCACTAAAAGGTATCTGAACGAGGTTAAGACATGGGGAGTTAACCAAGCTAAATGGGAAGCTGCGATGGACTACTGCAAGGATCGTGGTTGGAAGTTTCAAATACTCACAGAGAAAGAGTTGTACAAAAAGAATAAATAGGGTATAGGAAAGAGGATAACGATATCGCAACTATATTTGATACAATATTAACCACGGGTGTTCGCAAGGGGCAGATCCCCGCACGGACTCAGGCTGCTAGGGATTGGTATCGGGCAAAGGCTCGTGACCAAAGAAGTGCTGCCACATATCCAGCCAACTTACTCAAGGATATGGCTGGTAAGAAGAATGTTCAAATAGGCAGAATGTATCACTTTATGTATGCCCCGAAGCACGCGAAGACTCTGCCATACTACGATAAGTTTCCTCTAATATTCATGGTCGCCCCAGCTCCTGGTGGGTTCCATGGAATCAACCTTCATTATCTTCCCCCTAAACTCAGGGCAATGTTAATGGACTCATTATATGATATTACAAATAATACGAAATATGATGAGTCTACTAAATTAAAATTGTCTTACGATGTACTAAATAGTGCTAGTAAGTATAGATTCTTTAAACCAACATTCAAACATTATCTGAGCAGTCAAGTCAGGTCTAAGTTTATTGAGATAAATTCTACAGAATGGGACACCGCTTTATTCCTACCAACTGAAAGGTTCGAGAAGGCGAAAAAGACTAAGGTTTGGTCGGATAGCAGGAAGATGATCTAATGGCATTTAACATTAACGATTTGGTCGGCGAGCTAAATAAATCTGGCGTCGCTAAGACTTCTCACTTTGAAGTATTCATTCAGGGTGGGGGTGACATCGATACCGAACGCCAACTGAGTCTTCGAGCAGAAACCGCTGATATTCCAGGAAGGAGTATAACTACTGTCGAACATAAGTTCCAAAACTATGGACCAGTTACCAAGGTAGCATACGGACAAGTGTATGGTGACGTCTCAGTACAGTTCCTCCTCAGCGAAGATATGCGCGAGAAAGAATACTTTGAAATTTGGCAAGATAAGATGGTCGGGACTGGCGCATTCAGTGAGAACAATGGAACCAATGCCCACAATACAAATTATTTTGATAATTATACTGGGACTGTAGAGATACGGCAGTATGGTGCACAAGGTGGGCTTCGTGCCATACATATATTGAATGACGCGTACCCTCTTATCATAAACCCCATAACTATGAACTGGGGCGAGGATGCTGCTGCTAAGCTCGGCATTACTTTTGGGTACAAAAACTATAAGTGCGTATTCACTAAGCAAGATCAACCTGGAAAGGGGTTTGGCTTTTCGTTCAGGCTTGGGTCTGAGGGTATTAGTGGTGGGTTGAGTTTGCCCAGCATAGGAAATATATCAGCTACATCTGGCGTTGGTGGGGTGATTAATGCTGCGGTCGGTGGCCTTAATAATAAGGTTGCTAAGATCAGAGGCATATTTTAACATTAAATTATAATTGGAGAATATTATGGCTTTACCGTCATTAGCGACACCTGAGTTTATTACGACAATTCCGTCAACGGGTGCTGAGATAAGATATAGACCGTTCCTAGTCAAAGAAGAAAAGATACTTCTTATGGCTCTTGAGGGTGAAGATACTAAAGAAATCAATAGCGCGATTTCTAGAATACTGAAGAACTGTATAATTGATGACATTGATGTGCGGAAGTTATCCACCTTTGATGTTGAGTATTTGTTTCTTCGCTTGCGAGGGAAGTCCGTTGGCGAAAAGGTAGAGTTGAAGATTGGCCATCAAACGGGGGCTTGTCCTCACAAAACTGATGTAGAAATAGACCTTGATGCGGTTGCGCTGAATGGTGATATTTCTGATGGGAAAATACTAATGTCCGGTGATGTTGGAGTCAAACTCCGCTATCCTGGGTTGGCTGACATTCAAGAAGGTGATGATGCGGCTTCTGGTATGTTTAATATGATAACAAGTTGTATTGAATATATCTACGATGCCGAAGAAGTATATACTGACTTCACCCCGAATGAATTAGAAACGTGGATTGAGG